CTCTTATGTACCGCGATCCGCCAATGTATCCAATAGTGGATATTTGTGGCGTCTCTGAGTTCGCGTCTAAGGTGCTGAAGATCCCGTTGCTATCTACCGCCCCGTCAGTAACCGCCGTATTGACCGCGACCGCCGTGTAGGTAGAGTCATCAGAGGACTCCTCAAGTTTGAAGTCAATCTTAACCGAAGAACTAAGTGTATCGCCTTCAATTCCAGTCGGAACAACTACCATTGCAGATTCATAACCCTGCAAATCAATACCTGTACCATTGGCATCAGAAGTACCCACAACTGGGTTGATCGTGTTAAGGACTTTTAGACTATTTGCTAAATCTTGCATTTATGAGTCCTCCTTATGCTGAGACTTTCTGTTTACGGATGGCCTCGGCAAGCACGACCTGTCCACCTACTCTACGTCTTGCAACGTATCGCACGTTTCCAGCAGTTGCCTGAGTGAAGTTGTCGCGTTGTACGCTTAACCCTACTCTGTCAACAATCGTATATGCCTGATTGAAGTCACCGAATACAACCGGATAGGCATTAGCAGCCACGTCCGGCATATCGGTTGCCTCAATATAAGGCTGTCCGAGGATGGAGTTTGGAACACCGGCAGTCAACATCATACCCGCTTGGAATACGTACTGACCGGCTGTGTCCTTCAGTTTACGAATAGCAGCGAGAGTGGAACGGTTGAAAACAAACGTACCATTCTGTCCGTACTCGCTTTTCACAGCGTGTACTAGGCTTATTAAGCCGTCTGCCAGCAATGTTGAAGCGTGGCCTGAGACAGTCTCACCAACGTCGCCATTAGTTAAGATACCCTCTGGCTGGTTAATAGACGTGCCGCTAATGAACGCCGCGCCTTCACCTTTGGAGAACTGAGTAGCAAATTCTTGCTGCATTTCAGCTTCAAGGTCAAAGACAGAGTCTTCAAGCATTTGGTTAGAGATATCCACCAAAGCATAGAGTTCGTGCGTAGGAATTTCTTCCATGCCTACTCTGTAGCCAGTGGTTTCTGCTCTCGTTCCTACCTCGGCAGTCCATGTTGCGGTGAATTGACCAGTCCTTTTGGGGATTTGAATACCGCGCTGGCCGGTAGTGCGCGTTCTTGATACAGATCGCAACGGGGAAATCTCCGTAACGGCCTTGATAAGATCACGTACATACTCAGGAGGTGCCAAAAATCCAACAGTCGTGTCATTACCAACTGTCAGAGCTTTTACTTCCTCTGGGTCCATGCCTTCCTTGCCCTTGCGGAGCAATGTATCAAAAGCCTTCAACGTCGCATCAACGGTGCTGGTTTCAATACCGGCTTCAGGTCGCTTCATCACTGTTTCCAGTGATTCTAAGCGTTCACCAATTTGATCTTGAGCTTTTGCCTGAAGCGTCAACTGTTGGTTGACATCTTCTTGGCTATCCATCGCGGCTTCTAGTTTTGCTAGTTTCTCGTCCAGAAGGGGATCGGGTGTGCCTTGCTCAAGGTTTTCTAGCTTCTCGTCATACGTCTTTTTAAATTCCTCAAACGTACCACTGAGAGTTGTGATGGCTTCTTTAACGTCAGTCATCAGCTATATCTCCTTTTAAGGTTTGAATTAATTGTTTAATGGCTTCTGCCGTTTCTGTTTCTTCTTCGCACCCGCAACCTCTCGCTGCTTGGTCAAAAGAATGGTGAACAGCTTTTGCCGCCACTTTTGCTTCTGAACGAGATAGGTGAAATACGTCCCGTAATCCACTCTCCCATTCTCTGATGGTGATCTCTGTTGCCTTTACCGCCCGAATCTTTGCGCGTGGATTCATCGGGAAGGTGACTAAAGAAACCTCCATGAGCTCAACTTCCTTCAACATTCGCCGTCTATTGCGACTGTCATAGGATTGTCCTTTGCTATCTACACGGAAGCCGATTGATAATCCATCAATAGCTCCCATCTTCAATAATTCATAAGCCTCACGCCCAGCTTGAGTGCCTAGCGCAAGACGGCCTTTAACGTGCAGGCCTTTTTCATCTTCTCTAATTTCTTCAAATACGCCGATAGGCATATCTGTTTTGTGCTGATAGAGGAGCTTAACGCCCCTTGCACCTGTTTTTCTGAGACTCTTGGCAAACGCGCCTTGTAGGATTACGTCGTTTCCGAGGTCAGTGTTGTTGAATACTGAGCCGTAACCCTCAAAGAGACCCTCTTTGTCATCAAGGTCTAGCTCTTTCACCTCTAGGGCTACAGATATTTCCTCAGACTTAACTGGCCTATAACCGCCCTCGTCATCGTCGTCATCATCTGGGCGCTTAACATCTTCACCAGTTGCGTCAATGTACGCTTCATGGGTTTCGCAGGGCATATATACGATGTCTCCATTCTCGTCATGGGAATGGGTGCCGACACATCCTATCTCTTTTCCTCTTTCTGCGGCCTCATCTTCTGTTGTGAACACGTCTGACCTTAGTTCTTCTTTCGTGCCAGAACCAAAGGCGTCATTGCACACCGCTGACCTTTGTGCGGCCCCGCTAAACTCGTCTCTCATTTTCGGATCACCCATGCACCTAGAAATAAAGTTTTCTTCCGACTCGCCTGAGAGGGGTTGTGGTATCGGCATCTGCTGACTCCTATAATATTATGCTGATTTGAAGGATACAAGTTTAAATGCAAACAAGACTGCTCATACTTTAACACGTTATTTTATGCGACTATCCAATGCTTGTTCACTAGGTTTTGGTTTTCAACTGCGTCTTTAAAGTCAAAATAGCGTGAATCTTTTGCTTTCTTAGACCGGCAATCACGGCAATCCCAACGAACCCTTCTGGTGAATTTATCAGGGCTTTCCGTCCCGCAATGATTACATTTATATGTATCTTTCATAATTATCCCCGTGGATACATATTTTCTTGCTCATAGGCTTCAACAATATACCAATTCCCTTCTCCCATAGTGAGCAGAGGCCTTAATTGTGTAATTGTGTTGTCTAACAAATCCCACTCCTCTGGAGTTTTGTCTATATTTTGCAACAATCTATCCGCCTGCTCCACTAACTCTAATTCGTCTGCCATGTTGTTTAATCCTTCAGAACGTCATCTATTAAATCTATAAATTCTGGGTCAACTAAATCCGTCTTTCTTGTCGCCCATAAAGAAAAGTTTTCCGCGAACCATTCTCGGTTATTAGTCGTGCCGTATCTGCTCGCGCTTCCGTTGCGCATTCCATCACTATTAAATTTCCACATGGTTTGCAATCTTAATTCCAGCTTTCTATTTGTGGCTAGCCCTGTTGTGTAGGCCTGTGCGCCCTGTTCGTAGTATTTCATTTGATGAACGTGGTGTCCGAATTCGTGATACATCACGGACCTGATCTGCCCAAGCTGGTCATCAAAGTATTCGGGTGCCCCGTAAGGTCTGTCGCTAAGTGGGTCTCCACGCTTCCATGTACTGGCAACAGCCGGCACGTCATACTGCCTAAAGCTATCAGCATTAACGGTCATAACACCGTCGCCCATCGCTGCCACTGACTTTTTTGATTGCTTATATCCCCGTAGCGGCGGCACTTTGAACTTCTCCGCAAGCATATCAAGCTCTTTACTCACTTCTTCTATCATCATAAAGGTCTTTCTGCCCAATTCAGTCTTAGCGTAACTTGATCCAAGTTTATTTTTACCGTAATCGCTGACTCTTCTCCCGCTAAATCTTGATTGAGTTAGGCCATCCCCCCAGCGTTCATCTTGCGCCAACGCGCCAAGTCGCGTCCTGAACGCCGTTCTGCTAGTTTTGAAGTCTCGCTTGCCTTGCCTTATCTCCTCCACAAGCTGTTTTTCCGTAATTCCTAAAGGCAGCCCATCTTTGCCCAGTTCCAATTGGTCAGACGAAGATTGTGTAGGCATCGCGTCTAAATCCTCAACCAAATCCTCTGGCTCATGGTACAAAGTAACGCAACGGCAGTTGATAACGTGTTTTGCTCCTCCCCTGCTATCCCCACAGAACTCCATTCTAGCTCCGTCAGGCATAAGGAATTTCTCATCCATCATCACCTTTGCGCCGTTCATCATTGCGTGGGTTGTTCTCGTTCTGGCGTCTGAGGTGGCGACCCATTGCTTAACCATCTGCACTCCGTAGCTGTCTGACACCTTTGCGTGGTAATCATGGTGCGCGTATCCGGCTGCTGAGTGGGTTTCGGTCCTAGCGATGACGTTAGCCCTGCGGCGATTGATCTGTGCGAACTCCTTCGGAAGCTGTCTGGCTATCTGGTCAAGCGTGTTATCTTCTCCGCGTAACTTTTCTATCCTGTTAAGAATTTGTCTGCCAGTGGTGTCAGTAATGCCGACCATCATATTTTCACGGCCAACAAAGTACATTCCCACGGCCCTTTCAAAGTCTACTGAACGCCGGAAATCAAAAGGATCGCCCTCGCCTTTTGTAGCAATATCTTTGTAACGCTGATAGTTCATGTCATACACGGCGGAATATACTCGCCTGACCTGCGCCTTTAGGGTGGCCGCAAGCTCACTTTGGAAAGATTGCGATATAACCCCTATCTCTGGAATTTGCTGGTTATCTAGGCTGTCTGTAGCCTTTTTTATTGAACGGTTAAAAACCGTGAGTAGTTTTTTTTGAAACCCTCTGGATAGAGAGTTACGAAGCCTAGCCTGTTCTCTAGCGTATTTCCTTGCCGCTATACGTCCCTGACTAAAGCTGAGGAACTTACGCCCACTTATGGGTCTTAGTGCCGCCGTCATAGGCCACCGCGTGTCCTTCGTCAATTAACGTCTTGGCAACGTCTAACCCATTAAGAGTATATATATTGCCCAATATCCTGCCATACTTGTCTTTCTTGCCGCCGCCCAAAGACTCCAGCCAGAACGCTTTCTTAATAAGCTCTTTAACTCTATCTCTAGCCGCCTTTGCTAAAACCTTCTCCCTCATCTCTGGGGTGTCTATGCCATTGATTCGTATCGCTTGGTTTAATAAGTTAATGCCAAAGCACAAATCAATATCAGCACGAAGGCTGTCACCGTCGTAAACACTACGTACTTTCCCTTTGAACAGGAAAAGTTGTTCAAATCCGTCTATCGCCATGAGGTCTAGCGCCTCCGTTAAATTCACAACCCTTTACGCTCCGGCCTCGGCCATTTGATTTAATAAAGTTTTGCCTAATTGTTAAATAATGTCTTTGCGTCCGTTTATGTACTTGGCGCTTGCTGCTGACAATGAGTTGCCTTTTTTGTACTTTTTGCCTTTGTTAGACTTTTTCACCGTGGTATATGCCTCGTTCTCTGGGGTGCTTGGATCATCCCCCACAAACCTGCCGTCCTCGTCTCGCGCTCTGACTTGTTCTGTTTCTTCCGTTTTGCTCTCTTTGACTGGCGCAAAGAATTCTTTTAAGAAATCAAGCAACCCCATACTTCTTCTCCCTAACGCCCGTATCGGCCTTTTTTAATAGTTTGCGAATAATGCCTTTCATCTTTACCTCTCCCAAGTCAGGGTTTATCGCCCCCCACTTGATAAGCGCGACCACTCCGCCAACATTAGAGATTGTTGGGTTAACTGACTCGTCCAGAAATCCCTTTCCGTCTACCACAGTATGTCTGGCGCTCCATGCTTCACGTTCTTTAATCCATGAAAGAACCGCTGGTGTTTCAACGCCCTTTCGCGCCTTTTCCCATAATCTAAAAGCCTCTGTCCCGCGTATATTACCTCCGGCCTTCCAAATCTTCCGTCCCTCTACGCTCATGTCGTTCGCCATCTCTTGCGCGAATCCGAAGTCAAATTGAGGGAAGTTGCTGTTTCTTAAAGTTATTTTTTTGTTATCTCCGGCTTTTGGGAAATCAGTTAAGTCCTCCTCTTTTTCCTCGTCATCTTCAAACAACGCAATATCCTCTTCATTGTCTGGGACTTCAGGCTCGGGTGGTGCGCCTTCATTCAGCGGGAATAGATTGCTAGGCACCAATAGATCATCTGCCCCATCCAAAGGACTAAGACCAACTAACTCCCTTGCTTCATTTCTGGTCATAACGCCAGCATGCACCGCGCCCAGCACATTTTCGTAGATCATGCGCCGTCGTTCTGCCAACGCTGGTATTCGGTCAACGTCATACTCAAACGTCAAACCCTCTCCGATCTCCTCAAACTGGGGGATTAGCCATTCATTTAGGTCTGATTCCACTTTCCTCAAATAAGGGATGATCGTTTCTTCATATAACGCTAGACGTGCTTCTGCCATGTTTGAATATGTCTGGGCATCTGGTACGCCTACCAACTGGCTGGGCACACCAAAGCACATTGCAATATCCGTTGCGCTCATATGCTTTAGGTTAAGAAAGTCCATATCTTTAGGTGATAGACCCATCTCTTTCCAGTCAAAATCACCCTCAAGCAACATAGGCCGTCCGGCGTTCTGACTCCCGCTAAAGCGGTTATTTAAGTCCTCAAGCAACTGTTGACGCTGCGTATCGGTCAGTTGGATTGGGTAGCCGCCATCATCTTGAGGCTTGAAGATGACCGCGCCAGACGGTCTGGCCCCATTCTCAAGCAGTCCGATGTTGTGTCTGGTTGCCGCATTGTGCTGGTCAACCTCCATAGCAGCCGCCACCAGAGGCGACAGGCCGTAGTAGTCATCCAATGGGTTCCACAACTTGATCTGTTTTACGTCGCCCTTCCCCGTATCTTGGTCAATTACATATTCATTTTTAACCTGACCGCCTACTCGGTAGATAAATTTATCTGGAAATACCTTACTTGAGCCTTTGATCTCTATGCGATCAGGCCGTAACAAATGCAGTTCCCTAGGTTGATTGTTGTTATTGGTAACCCTAAGCAAATAAGCATTGCCGCCCAATAACAGATAAGAGAACAGGCTGTTAAAGAATTCTGAGTAGCTTTGCAAAGGATTGGGACGGTCCAGCAGGTAGTTAAGTTGCGACTCATCTATAATCTCGTCGCCGTGCTTGATCCTGTAAGGAACCGCTGAAGCGCCCTTGCTGATCTCGTTAACGCACCTGAAGACAATGCTGTTTTTCAGATACCCATCAGTTGCTAGGTCTGAATAGGATACCTTGCGATCAAGGTATGCCCCTGCACCAAAATAGCCCATCACTGGACCCATGGCTGCTTTTCTTTCAGGCGGCTTCACGCCGAAAACCTGCTTTATGTTATCAATAACACCCATCAACTTATCCTCCAGCTAATATCGCCCTTGGATTTGGCAAGCTCAGAAAGCCCCCAGACCAAGGCATCTAATCTATCTGGAGAAGGCTTTGACCTTTCCCCAGTGTAGCTCACCATCTGGCTCTCAAGTTCGGGAAATCTTCCCACGTGATGCACTTTACCTTGTTCATACAAGCTAGCAACCGGCTCAGCCCTCACCAACTTGCCTCTGGTGGCGTGAACGCTCCTGTACGGGACGTCCGCATCCACTGTCCTCATAAGTCGTTCAACAAGGTCGC